CTCAGCGTGTTACCTCTACAGGAGAGGTTGTGGTTGATAAAAGTAAGCCTCGTACAAAAAGAGCTTTAGCTTTATTTTTAACTAATTTAATTATGAAGACACTTACTGAAATTTATGAAAAAGATGAGATTTGGGATAGAGTATTCCCTGGTGTTTCGGTTTATGTTTCTTCTCGTAAATTTGAAATACTTAATGCTGTTGAGTCTTTGAATCTTGAAGAGTTAGAAGCTATACATTCTAAATTGCGTATTTTTTTTGTAGAATCTGCACATACTATATTTTTGTCATATATTGCTATGAAAGGTATATTTGATTACTTATCCAGAAAAGGGTGGGAGGCCGGTACTTCTCTAAATGATGGAGGTTTTTTTGAGATTTTTAGACGCCATGCTGCTGGTGCTACAGATTGTAGTCCTGAGGATGAAGAAAAGTTCAAATCCATATATGAAAAATATCCATTTCTTAAAGCTCGGAGTTATTTTGAGGGAGATATTTCGAAATTTGATCAAAGTTTGCTTTATAGAGTATTAGGATTTGTGGGAATTTTCTTTGCGTCCTGGTTTAGTATGAAGGACAAATTAACTCTTACAGTTATAGGTAATGTTATCTTTCGTCTTATGTTTAAATATCTTTATGTTATACCTTTACAACAATTGTATGCTGTTCAGGGGATGATGTTTTCTGGAACTTTTGAAACATCTCATGGGGATACAGCGTATCAGATGCTTGTTTACTTTTGTTTTCTTTCACATATTCTTGAGAAGTATAAGGATGATGTGAATTATTCTATATTAAAAGAAGCTATAGAATGGGAATTAATTTGTAAGAGTTTTATGGGTGATGATACTCTCCTTAGTTGGCCTACTGCATTTAAGACTATGTTTGGAATGACTGGGGAGTATTATGTTCAATTTGTGGCGAGGTTTGGTCTCAAATTTAAGTATTTTTATGAGAAACCTATATTTGGTGTCGTAATAAATGAAAAAAAAGGTTCTGTTTGGAGTACGCGTCAGGTAGTATCTAGTGTCACATTTTTAAAGAATTCTATGTGTTATAACTTTGATGTAATAGATGGTAAATCTACGATGGTTGGGATATATCCTTATCGTTCCGCTTATGACTTAAAATTTAGAGTTGGCAATTCGGATAAAGCTAACTCTACTATTGACGGATTTATGGCTAAGCTTATATCTATTGGGTATCTTAGTGTTGGGAATAGACAAGTTTATACGTATGTAAAAAAA